CTATGGAGCGGCTGAGAGTCAAGCCAACACACTAACTGGTGCTATGAGTAGAATGGGCGATAGTGTCCAAAAAGCATTTAGAACAATTGGCGAAGGTGGTTTAGCAACGGCTATTTCAGAAGTAGCAGATCGCATGAGTAAGTTCTTAGATAATAACAAAGAATTAATGAAAGACATTGGCGAAGGACTTGCCGCCGCACTTTATGCGGCCGCAGATGGCGCCGCGTTTTTACTTGAAAATATTGAATATGTAGGATACGCGGCAGGCGCATTCGTTGGTCTTTCACTAACCAGGTCGTTGTTTAGTATAGGCTCAATGATCCTTACTGTTGTAGGTCCTGCATTTGCTTTGCTTTCCAAAGCATTGATTGGACTAGCGACAATGATAGTCAAAACTTTAATTAGAGGTGCTTTAGGAATGCTGTCAGTGGCATTTGGTAAAATCATCCTAGTTGTTGGTGCAGTAGGAGGTGCGGCGTACGGATTAGCATATGCATGGGACTGGGTGTTTGGCACAAGCATGACTGACTCAATTAACGGCTTTGCTGATACATCAATGGACAAAGTTAACGAAGTTACAAAGAGCATTAGTACAATGACTTCAGGCTTTGTTGCTGACGGAGTAGAATGGGTTGGCAATGCTGATTTAATGGCCAGTGGTACTAAAATATTAGGTGATAGTGTTGGACTCACAGGCAATGCTTGGGACGAGTATAAACGTAAAGCGGCGGCGGCAAGGGCGGCAACTGACGACACCACTGGGGGAATGGATGAGGCAACACTTGCGGCTCTTAAGTTAAAAATGGAAAATGAACGTTTAGCGGCGGCATATGATGCAGTTAGACTAGCAGTTAAAAGTGCAAGTGCCGCATCACTAGATGCACTTACCCAAGAGGCTGATCTTCTAAGAATAAAACTAAGTTTACAAGGCAAGTCAGATGCGGCTATTGAAGCAGGCATTGCTCTTAAGAAAGAAGAAGTTAGATTTAGAAAAGCAAACAAAAAAGCACTTGAAGGTGAAGTTCAAGCACACTTACAAGCATTCAGATCACAGTTAAATGAAAATGCGGCAATCAAAGATAACATTATTCTTAGAGAAGAGCAGAAAGCATTACTAGAGCAAAGCATCTCAGATGGTAAGAAATTATACGAAGACTTAAATCCTCTAGCAGTATTAGAAGAACAAAGAAAAGCAGATTTAAAGAACTTAGAAGCGTATCATAGATCAGAAAAATCCAGTGTTAATAAACAACTAAGAGATAAAGAAGCCTTAGAACGTAACCATGCTCAAAGAATTACAGAATTAAAACAACAAAAGTATGACGAAGACCTTAAAATGTCAGGTATTAACAACAGTGAAATAACTGGCTTGTTAAGTGACTTCCATGCAAATTCAGAACAATTTACACAAGGCGGCATAAAGGCTGTTCAAGCAGGTATTGGTAGCATGGGCACTTTGTTTGAGCAACTTGGCAAACACAACAAAGATGCATTTAATGCGGCGAAGGCATTTAACATTGCCAACGCTATTATGAACACAGCAATGGGTATAACAAAAGCGTTATCAACGTTACCAGTACCGTTTAACTTTATTGCGGCGGCGGCAGTTGGTGCGGCAGGCTTTGCTCAAGTAGCGGCTATTAGAAGTCAACAGTACACTGGTAGACAACTAGGTGGACCTGTACAAGAAGGCAAGAGTTTCTTAGTTGGTGAAACAGGACCAGAAATATTTACACCTAATGCATCAGGTAGAATTGATAGAATGGATGGCCTGGGTGGACAAAACGTAAACATCAACTTTAATATACAAGCCGTAGACACACAAGGGTTTGATGAACTATTGGTTAGCAGAAGAGGCGTTATCCAACAAGTTATCTCAGACGCTATGTTAGAAAGCGGACAAAGGAGTAGGTACTAATGGCTGATATATCAAGTCAATATCCAACATCACCAATATTTAATGCGGTGACAATATCATCAAACACGCCAACACTGGCAACTGAAACATTTTCAGGTAAAACACGCAGGGTAGGTCAAGGACATACTTTTTACAGTTGGCAAGTAAAGTACCCAACAGTTACAGATAGAGATGCAGGAGTTGTTGAAGGCTTCCTAGCACAAACATTTGGCAGTCTATTAAGTTTTGAAATTGTGTTACCAGAAGTTAGTTACAGCAAATCAAACAATCCACCAAGCACCGTACCTGCAACAACAGCAAGTTATACGGCTGGTGCAAAAAGTGTTGCACTAGACAACTGTGGAGCAAACAAAGAAGTATTATTTGCAGGTGACTTTTTTAAATTTGCAAGCCATTCAAAAGTATATCAAGCAGTGGCAACTTGCACAAGTAACGGCAGTGGCATTGCTACACTTTACTTTGCAGGTAGTTTAGTATCATCAGTAGGCAACGACACAAACCTAACAATAACAGCAGTACCATTTACAGCACATCTTGTGAATAGTGTACAAAAGTTTGATGTAGGCATTGGTGGCTTAACCAACATATCAGTAGACATGAGAGAGACTTGGTAAATGAAAAGTTTTGCATCTGAAAATTATTTAAGAGATGAATATTATAGAGATCATACCATTGCGGTTGACCTTATTGAAATACATCTAAAGGATTCTTCAAACAATGATGCTCCGTTGTACCTAGCAAGTGGTGGTATCAACATAGACTTTGACAGTGACACAGCACCCAACGCAGGCTCAAACACTTACACAGCACAAGGTGAGTTTTTAGGACATAGTGCAATCAACGAAGACTTTGATGTTAAGGTAGGCAAGTTTTCAATTAACTTGTCAGGCTTACCAAGCGGATATATTGATAAGTTTGTAGGCAAAGAACCTGAAGGAAAAAGGGTTGTTGTTTACAAAGTATTCTTAGACATTAATACATTACAGATTGTGGGCACAGAGGATAGTGCAGGGCAAATTGCCGCCATTAATATGTTTGATGGTGAAGTGTATAATGTAAGTATACAAGAGACGGCCACTTCCTGTGGAATATCAGTTGAAGCAAGTAGTCACTTTGCAGACTTTGAACGACAAGCAGGACGCAGAACAAATGACTGGAGCAATTGGTTGTTCCAAGGTGTACAATATGACACAGCATTTGAGAAAGCAGGCTTTGTTGGTAACCAAGAATTCCTGTGGGGCAGAACAGAATGATAGTAAGAAAAATGAGACCAGAAGAGATTGATGTTACAGTTAATCTTTGCAAGTACTACGCAAGTGAAGCGTCAGAACTTATGCCTGAAATTGAAGAACAGTTTGATACAAACTCAGTAATCAATTTGGTTAGGGGCAGAACAATACAAGATAGTTTCTTTTGGTTTAACGCATACGAAGGCACAAGACCAGTAGGATTTGTAAGTGGCACAATGACAACTCCACAATGGAATGAAAACATTGTTTACGCACACATTGATCTAATATTTGTATTAAAGGAACATCGCAATATGCAATCATTCAAACAACTTATTAATCAAGTTGAAGAGTGGGGTGCAATATTTGATGTACAGAAAATTACAGCAGGAGACATTGGCATAGATGTTGAACGCAGTCGTAAATTATATGAAAGCATAGGCTTCTCAGAAGCCCTGTGGATGTACAAGGATATTAAATTATGAGTGGTGTAGTAAAAGCGATTACAGGAATTGTTAAGGGAATTGTCAAAGCCGTTGTAGGTGTTGTTAAGGCGGTTGTTAATGTTGTTTCTAGTGTAGTCAGTTTTATTACACAGCCTTTTATGGGCTTGTTTGGCGGAATGCCAGGTGCTCCAGATGCGGCAGGTGAAGCAGATCGTCAGCAAGGTGTACTTGTTACACGAACTGGTAGTACTGTTAATATACCTGTGGTATATGGCCTAAGACGTGTTGGTGGAACAATTACATTTGCAGAAACAGGCGCAGACGAAAACAAATATCTTTGGGTAGCATACGCATTGTCAGAAGGTCCAGTTGAAGGCTTGTTTGAATTGTTTATTGATGACAACCAATTGGCAACCAAGTACATACCTTTACTAAACAACGGACAAACAGTTACAGTTGACGAAGGCAAATTCAGTGGTAGAATTGTAATGCGTTTCTCACATGGTAAGCACTTTGCAACACCAAGTTCAAGCACAGTAGGTGGCACTTGGAACCCTTGTAACGATGCACCAAGTTGGAAAGACTCAATGGTCTATAATGGTTGTGCAACTTTGTTTGTACGCTATGAATGGAAACACATTGAAACACAAGAAGACAGTGATGCTAATCCATTTAATGGAAACATTCCTGCTATCAAAACAACACTACTAGGACGCAAAGTAGCAACAATTACAAGTTCAAGTGGCTCAACAGCATACGACAGTGAAACAGAAAACTACTCAACAAACCCAGCAGAAATATTAGTAGATTTCTTACGTAATCCACGTTATGGTAAAGGTCTTAAAAACTCAGACATTGATTGGAACAGTTTCTTAATTGCAAAAAACAAATATAATACGGTTGTTACATACACAACTGGTGACGCAACAGGCCCTATTATAACAAACAACTTTGTATTAGACACAGGTCAAAGTTTGTTTGCCAATGTCAAAACATTGCTTATGGGTTGCAGAAGTTATTTGCCATTCAGTCAAGGCAAGTACAAATTAAAAGTTGAAGACGCAGGTAACGCCACAGACATTACAAGTGGTGTTGCAACTATTGTGCAAACATTTAACTCAGACAATATTCAAGGTGCTGTTACATACCAAGCAATTGAAAGAAGTTCAAAATACAATGTTGTTGAAATTAACTATGTTAATCCAGACAAAGCATATTCAGTAGAAGCAATTATCTATCCTGAAACACTTGCTGGAAGACAAACATACATTGACAAAGACGGTGGGCGGGTAAACAAACTAACAGCGACATTCCCAACAATTACAAACTACGCTATTGCCAAAGACATGGCAAGGTTATTGTTTAATAAATCACGCTTCCAAGAAAGTGTAAGTTTCACAGCATCAAGTCAAGCACTTGAATTAGAAGTTGGTGACAACATTCGTGTTCAAAGCACAATGTTGAATTTTTCAACAACTCCATTCCGTGTTATTACAATGAAGATCAACAATGATATGACAGTTGATTTAGGATGTGTTAGAAATGATGATAGTTTATATCCACATACAAGAGTTGGTGAAGAAGATGTTGTACTTCCGCCATACATACCAAAGGGTGGAGAGATATTTTACCCAGAGATAATTGGTGGATACCCAATTGGACTTGTTCCTCCAAACGTTGGTCCTGTTCCTATTGTACACCGTCCACCACAGATTTATTCAACAACACCTGGAACAGTAGCAAACGCTGGTACACATGATATCTCAGTGTTTGGACAAAGATTCTACGCAGGATTAACAGCAGTATTCATTGGTGATGACGGCACAGAATATACTCCAGGCGCAACAACAAGAATAAGCGACAACAGTTATGTAGTGCAAACAATTGGTGGCATGACTAGTGCTAACCAACCCTACGATATTAAATTTACAAACCCATCAGCCAATGGCAGTTTAAGTACAAGAGCAAATAATTGCTTAACTGTAAACAATACTGTTATAACTCCTGATCCACCAATTACTGATCCACCAATTGTTGAAGATCCAGATGATCCAGACATTACTCCACCAATTACTGATCCGCCAGCAGAAGATCCTGATCCACCAGCAGATCCACCAGAGCCACCAGCAGTAGTTTACACAACTGATGAATTTGTTGAGTTTACAAAGGTAGAGTATACAACTGAAGGTCAATTGGTATACGCAACAATTACAGGCATACAGCCTGGCAATCCTGCTTACAAAGAGTTGAGCATATACTACAAACGCAACGTATCAAGCGAAACAGTATATCAACAGATAATTGTTACAACTAAACCAGGTTCAGAACAATCCTTTACATTCCGTGTAGGACCATTGTTACCATCTAGCAGTTACACACTTATTAGTCGTGTAAAATACTCAGGTGGCGAACTAAGTTCAAGAGTTAACAAAATTAACCTTGATACAAGACGCACAAGTGAAGATCCACAGGACTATGTTGAACAAGCAAACACAGGTTGGCCAACAGATCCTGGATCACCAACAACGTTACTTGCCACACCATTTAATTCAATTGTTGGTGCAACAGTACTAACAGGTGGCGCACCTAAGAATCCTAAAGAAATAACATTTACAGTTAAACAAGAGATACTAAATGCTCCTGCTAACTTTGATGTTACAGGTGTTGCATACTATATCAAGTCAAGTGCGGCAAGCACATGGACACGCTATGAAACAGCATTTACAGGAACATACATTCCAGGAGCAAGTGCAACGTTTGCAATAGCGGCTGGTAGTGTAGGTACACCTAGTCATCCAAGTACACCAAGTGCGGCACAGCAGAATTATGATTTTGTATTCCGCTTCTTGTTTAAAGACGGTAAAGAAAGCACACTACAAACTAGGTACATGAATGTTAAAACAGAGTATAGTGGTGTAGGCACATATCAGTTTGATCCATTGTACGGCGGTGAATTACCACGCAATGAAAAGTCATCAGATTATGCAATTGACCTAGGCGACCCAGGCGCACCTAGTGCGGCAAGTTCAATGGTTGTACGACTAACAAGTGTAGAAGCAACACTAAGTGGAGCAAAACAAATACGCTTCTTCTTTAGACCACCTGATTCAAGTGTACAAGCAAGTTGGGTTGGTATGCGTATACGTTACAGAAAAGTAACACCAGGACAAGACCCAGCATTTGAAACTTTTGAAAGCACAAGCGTTGGAATATACGATGGCTTTGGTAGAGAGTTTTTAGAAATAGATTATGACAGCACCTACGAATTTATTGTAACAGCATTATACAATAGTTCAGGTGTAAGAACAGACTCAACACAAAGTTTCTTTGGTGTTGGTTATGTACACAGAAAGCAAACTAGAGATGACTTCCCTAGCAATTCAAATTGGTTAAGCACGTTTAACTTTAAACAAATGACCACAGCACAAGCACTCAAAGACATTGACACAGCATTTCCTACTCCACCTAATCCTATTGTAGACGTAGTTGGTTGGAGCATGATAAACAAAGATGATTGGAAGGGTGCAAGTGATCCATTTGCATACTACAAACTAACATTTAATCATCACGCTGTTCCAAGTTTTGCAAGTGTAAACATCTACAGAAGAAGCAATGCGTATGGTGCAGTCCCAGACACTAACAACACATTCTACGGCAAAGGTAGATGGGAGAAAATAAACATAACAAGTTTTGAAAGTTCACCAACGTCAACTACAGTATTCCTTCGTCCACCACTTAGTGAACAGGAATACAATCCATACTACACAATTGGTGGCACACAAGATCTAAGACGTAGTTTTTACACCAACACTACAAACGGTTATGGTCCTACATCAAATGATGAATTCCTTGTTGTTGCAGTACAGTCAGGTGGTGAAGTATCTAAGGGCGTGTTGTTAGGTGGAGGCGATGGCGTAATATTTGTACCAGAATTAGACCTACTGTTAGGGCAACGAGCAATTGAAGTAGATGTTGCAAGTTTCAATGGTATGAATGCCGCACTAGAGAAAAACATTAGTCAAGCAGTTACAGCAATTACACCTTCCAATGCAAGTGTGTTTAGAAATAAAAAGTGGAGTGATAACGCAGTGACAACATCACCCACGATAGTTTAGGAGCAAGTATGGCGATCCCAGCAACAAATTCAGTATTTGACCAAGTACAACAAGTTATAACAACTACTAATCAAAGTACTTGGGCTGACTTGAGCAGTACTAGTTGGGCTGACTACACCAATTGGATTAACGACCCTGTAACTCCAATGACGTTTGTAAGTCAAGTAACAGACCTTGGATCAGCAATATACTTTAACCTTAATTGGACAATAACCTGTGTGGGCATTCCAACATTTACAGTATACACAAGCAACACAGGTGCATTTGCAGGCGAAGAAACAAGCACCACAGTCAATGTAAACGACACAAACGTAGAAGCATTTTACGGTCGTTATGTTGCAATCTTTGTAAGTGTAGTATATGTACCAAGCGAAGGAATACCCCAGATAAGCACATTTGATTTTACATCATCAAGCAACAGATTAGAAACAATACAGTATGATGTTAATTCAACAACACTAAGCGGTGATGCTAGTGCAAGAACTATTGTAATGCCTAGAATAGTATCCAAGGTATTGAGCATACAACTTACACCACATGCAGGTAGTTATGTAGAAGACAGTTATGTAGCAGACTCATATATAGATGATACAGCACCAGGCTTTCCTGCTATTGTAACTAAAACAAGAACAGGTCCACAAGTAACATTCGTTAGTCCAGCAGGATCCAAGGTAGATGCTGTATTTGACGTGACAATGAACGTACTACCAGAACAATACATGAATGAACGTAATATGGCCGTAAGATAGACGATATTTTGCAATTACGTTAAATACAATGAGAGGAACAAAACATGGCTTTTCCAACAGCGAGTATAAGCACAAGTAATTTAGACGCGGCAACAGATGACCCATCGTTGGCAAGAGCAGACATCTTGGACGCAGTACAAAAACTTAACACCATTATTGCAGAAGGCAATAGTGCAAATGGCGTAGCACTACTAACAAGCAGTGGCAAACTAAGCGCCACACAAATGCCTACAACTATTACAGCCACAGGAGTGCAAGTACTAAACCCATCAGGTGGTGTTGTACACATACAAGACATTCTAAGATTAACAATTAAAACAACAGCAGAACTAAATGCACTAACTCCAAACTCAGGCGATATAGGTTATTGTTCAAACGGCAATGCAGGCGCTAAATGTCTTGCACTATATGACGGAACTAACTGGAAAGTAGTAGCACTTGGTGCAACTCTAGCAACATCATAATGCCAAGGACTGTGAAAAATACAATGGACGAAAAATACATAGAACTTGATAAGAAAGTCGCACTTATTGAGCAACGATTAGACATCATTCAAAACAATCATCTCAAGCACATACAAGATGACATCAGCACAATTAAGAGATGGTTTGCTTGGGGCGTTGGTGCTGTGTTTATACAACTAATGGCTGTTATTGCCGCAATGGCGATGTCATGGATTTAATGGACGAAGACCTTAAAAAAAGATTAGTGTTCAAGCCTGTTAATTCATGCGATCCTTTTAAAAACACAGTTATTGAATCAATAGTGTATGAAAGCAGAAAGTGCGGAGATTGCGAGTTAACAATTGAAGGGCCAAGACGCATAGACATACAACTACGCAGAACACCCATAACGCATTGGTCAAGTAGATGCAATAAATGCAACCTACATAAATGTCCTGAAACAGGTAAGTTCATGTACACTACAGTAGAGTATCATGTTGCAATGAAAAACTTTGAAAAACGCAAACGTGACCAAGTGGCTGTTGAAGTAAAAGACTCAACACAACCTCTAGTAGGTCTAAGCAAACTTGCACTAGAAACAAGATTTAAGGCAATGGTAACAACTGGCAAGAGCGAGTATCAGATCAAGAGGCTACATGACAAAAACAATTAAAATATTACAACACAGCATTGTTGCACTTAGTATAGTATACGTTATTGTATTAATAAACTTCTTAAACAGTCTGCTCTAAAGTGCCGTTTTTAGCCTGAAAAATTACAAAAGACATAAATAATATTAAGGAAGGCGTTATTGTTAAAGGAGAGGCTGTCACTTTTCCTGTAATTGATAAACAACAATCGTTGTTTACTCCGTAACTATAATAATGCCATTTTGTATTACACCTGAATAACGTCTTCCTTACTTTTAACAGCGATTTTCTAATAATCCTGACATAAGTGATATTTTAAATTAACTCCTTAATTTAATCATTCTTAACCCTATAACATTTGACTTACAAAGTTGGTGTTGTAGGGTTTTTTTACGGATCCAGTTTCTGCCCCTTTTTTTATCTAAATGATAAATACTATTACACAAAGGCATTGTATAGGCAACATCAACAACACACTAAGGCAACACAACGGGGTTAAAGAACGACCCGTCCGTGATCCAAACTAATAGCGCGAAATAACGATTACTTGCGAGGATCAGCACATTTGAGAATGTAACTAATAAATTGGTGTCCAGTATGCTAATTGTATTGCGTGTCTGTAATGGACTGAAATAGGAGCGAGTTAGAAGCACAAGTGGCAGGCAAGAGATAGCCAAGGACATAAAGGCCTACAAGCCATAAACGATCATCTCAGAGATAGAAACTTTTTTTTTATCTCAAAAAAAATATACGTTCTGCCTTTATGACTTATTGGAAATGAAAGAAAGATTAATTAAGTGGTGTATTAGATACTTTAAGTAAGCGACTACGTCACTTACAAACAAGCAATTGGTTACGTGACTTACGTCACTTACAAATTGACTTGCTTGATTTAGTTTCTTTTTATATCTCTTGAGAAAGAAGATAGAAAAGTATATTTGTAACAACGAGTTTACGAGTTGAGGACAAATACACTTTGATAACGATTACCTTGCAAAAGGTAAGCGTAATATAACCAAACTAAGTAGACATATACCACACTAGTGCGTATATAATCAAAATGAAATTAAGGAGTAGAAATGACTGACTTTCACAAACTGTTTCCTAAAAGTGGAGTAGGTAAGCAACATCAATATCTAATAGATAGACTGAATCCCAAGCACACAATACTAGACTATGGCTGTGGCAAAGGAGGAACGTTTAAATGGCTCTTAGATCAAGGCTTTAAAGATGTAGTGGGGTATGAACCATATGTTGAGGAGTTCAGTGCTGTATCACGCTTAGACAAACGCTACGACACCATATATACTCTGGATGTGCTGGAGCACATACACATAGATGAGATACCATGGCAGTTGTTTCGTGTGTTAGCACAAGAGAGTGTGCATATAATAGACCTAACGCCTGCTAAGAAAAAACTGCCCAACGGTGACAATGCACACATAACCCTATTACCACCAGACGTATGGATCAACATGTTCGCAACACACGTTGGAAAGCCCATACACCACATGCTGGACATTCAACCAGACCCTAACTTCACAACAAGGACAAGACTATGCTTACACATAAAACACTAGTAGTAACCACATTCAACAGACAGTTATACGATGAGTATGCAATGGCATTCATAGAGAGTTTCCCAGAGCACTTGGATCTAG